TGGCCCGACAATGGTACCCCACCCCGTGAGGGGGCACCTATTGCTCGCAACCTTGGTGCGGGCACACCCATCCCGATGTTGATGCAGGTAACAGAGGCGTTTGCCACACTTACCAGCCTGACAATCACGATGGAAACATCTGATAACGCAGACCTGTCGTCTTCGACGGTGCTTGGTTCCTCCGGCGCTATCCCCGCAGCGTCACTGAAACCAGGCTATCGACCTTCTTTCACGCGGTTTGTGCCGGATGCTACCATGAAGAAGTATTTCGGCCTGCGGTACACCGTCACCGGAACGGCTGCCACAGCTGGGAAAATCAGCGCGGCTGTCGCGACAGAGGTGAACACCTGATGTCAGAGTTTACAGAAGAAGAAAAAGAAGCAGCTGAAAAAGCGGAGGCCGACGCAATCGCCGAGCAGGAGGCGTCCGAAGCTCAAGCAGCTGAAAAAGCGAAGGCCGAAAAGATCGACATGGAAGATGTTGAGACAAACTTGATCGACATCATCACCACATCCCCTGGCACAATTACAGGCAAGGGGCTGGTAAAAGCAGGCACGCGTCACACCATTGAGAAGTCTGCCTTCTCGAAGGAATGGATGGTTCACAACGCAAAGACTGCCGATGGCATCATGGAGATTGACCCGCAGCATCGCTACAACGTCAACCTTGCCTCTATGGATTCTGACGAGCTTAAAATCCTGATGGTCAAAGTCGGCATCAAAACGCAGAAGAAAACGATGAAGCGAGCCGACGTCGAGCGACTTATCACGAGCCGTCTGATCAAAATCGCAGAGGACGAGGCTGCTGAGGAATAACCCCGGCATTCGTGTCCTCCTGAGCCGCCAGGGTTAAGAAAAGGGCTGCCTTCGGGTGGCCCTTTTTGTATTCGTGCATTTGGCAGGCGGGTAATTCCTCAGAATGTCCGCTCATGGCAACACAATTTTCAATGTTAGGCATCATGAATGCCGCCCTTCTGGCCCAAGGCCAGCTCGAAATCGTTTCCGAGAACGATGGGTCTATGGAGTATCGCACGATGGCGAGAAACTGGCCCGGTGTTGTCGAGGCCGAGCTGGAAGATGGAGCCTATTTCTTCACCAAACAGGAAGCCGAGCTGGTTACGCGCGTGCCCGGTCAGTACGAGTTTTCTGACGGATATGTTGTGCCAGCGTCTGCGCTTCACGTCCGCAATGCGTGGCTGATGTCGGCCACGGGTTCCAAGATCGAGGTGGATTGGGTTCAGGACAGCACGCATGTTTATCTGAACAGCCCCGATGGGTGCTGGATCGAATACGCGATCTGCTCTGAGCCTGATCTATGGTCGGCAAATTTCGTACGCGGCGTTCAAAAGCGGATGGAAGCCATCATTTCCCGCGCCATCAAGGAAGAGTTTGGCGAGGCCTCGCAGCTGGACCAAGAGGCCGAGATGTATTTCCAGCGCGCTCGCACCAACTCTTCGAAGGCGCGTTCGGCCAAGCAGTTATACAACAAGGGGCCAATCGCTTCCGCGAGGAACCGTCGTGGCTAGACAAAAACAAACCGTCATGCAGCGCGCCTTCACATTCATGGAGTTGCGCGAGGATTTCCTTGAGCGTGATGACGTCGACATCCGCGCTCAGTCGCTCAAGGGCGCACTCAACATGAAGGTTCTGCAGACCGGAGCGGCAGAGGCTCGCCCTGGCACGCACTTTGTGCGGCGATTGGCTGACGCTGACGACATCATCGAGATCCGCCCCGGCACCGGCCTGAAATTCGGCATGCTGATCGATGATAACAGCCTGCAGATCGTGGACGAAAACGCAGACATCATTTTCGAATTGAATACAGTGCCTTGGCAGAACGCCGATGAAGTCTGGTACAACCGTTTCCGCAAGAAGACAGTCTTGGGTTCGGGCACGGGCGGGATGCACGTTCTCAGCTATTCCGAGGGCACTTGGACGTTCGAGCCGTTCGCTTTCACCGACGCCGCTGGTGGTGAACTGGCCCAACCGTATTGGGCGTTTGAGGACAGCATCACGCTCAAGCCGTCCGCGCTCAACGGCGAGATCACGATCGAGGCCAGTGAGCCGCTTTGGACCGAGGATTACGTTGGCCTGCGGGTTCGCTACAACGCGCGCGAGATTGAGATCACCGAGCGGATCACCAGCCAGCTTGCCCGCGGTAAGGTGATCAACGAGCTTTCCCCCAGCTACCGTATTACGGTCGAGGACAGCACGGAATACCGCGTTGGCGAAGCCGTTGTGGCCGCTGATACCAATTTCCAAGGCCTGATCATTGCGATCGACGGTCTGGCTCTGGACGTGGTGACGCAGGTTTTCTTCGAAGGCCCCGACACCGACGAGGAATTGTCCAGCCCCGGGGGATCTTCAAAGGTCACGGGCAAGACTAAGATTGACCCGTTGGCATCTCCGGTGTGGGACGAGCCTTTGATGTCGAATGCCCGCGGGTGGCCGAGAGCATCGGGCAGTGCCGCCGGCCGCATGATCCTTCTGGATTTTGAGGCGGTCCCAGACCTTATCGCAATCTCTTCTTCGCGCAGCATCGAGGACTATAAGGTCGGGCCCGAGGATGATGATGCCATTGTTCGGCAGGTCGGTGATAACGCGCCGCGCTGGCTGCACGCTGAAAGCGTTGGCGACCTGATCCTGTTCTCTGACAGCGGCATCTACAACGTGCCGACCCGCGAGAACGGCATCATATCCCCCAGCACCTTCAACCCCGTGTTTATCGATGACAGCTCATGCAGCGAGATCAAGCCGGTCAAGGTGGAAGACGGGATCATCTTTGTCGACAGCTCGAACGAGAACGTGAAGATTGTCATGCTCGACGGCAACATCTACCTGAAATGGTCGGTTAAATCGCTCACCAGCTTGCACAAGCACCTGATCAAAGCGCCGCGCGCTCTGTGTGGTCCATCGCTCGGATCTTCTGCAGCTGAAAAATACGTGTTCGTGATTAACGGCGACGGCACCATTGCAGCGGTGTCATGGCAGGAAAGCCTGCGTGACGAGAACGTCGGTTTCGCGCCGTGGCAGACCAAGGGAAACTTCGTGAAGGTGTCGCCGATCTTCTCCGGCTATTGGGCGATTGTCGATCGCGTCGTGGACGGCGACACCCAGCGGTTCCTTGAACGATTTGACGACAATATGACCGTGGATTGCGGCGTCGAAAGCACGTCCCGATCTGTCGCGGAATCGCTGACAGTGAACGGCGAGCTGCTGACGGTGAACGGGGAAGAGCTGACGGTCTATCGCCCCTTCATGGATCACCTGCCGGGGGAAACCGTCGCGTATTACATCGAGGGGTGGGACGCCGGTGATTTTGTAATTCAGGGTGACGGCACGGTCGAGGGCGAACCTGACTATGATGGCGTCCGGCAAGTAGGCCTGAATTTCGTCGCATCAGCAGAGCCTTGGCCGGTCGAGATCATCGAAAGCCCGCGCATTGGCGAGGTCACGGTGCGCGTTATGGAGGCCATCGTCTCTGTCCAGAACACGCTGGGTTACGAGGTGATGTGCAACGGGGTTCGGAACCGCGTCAACGCATACGGCTTTGGTGACGATCTGAGCCGCCCGCCGATCCCGAAAACCAACGTCAGACGCTTCACGATCTACGGCAACAGGGATCACCCCGAAATCATCGTTTCAAAGACACGCCCAGGACCATTCAGGATCTTGGCGATAGGCCAGAAGGTACAAGCATAATGGACCCAGTAACAGCAGGATTGGCGCTTCAAGCAGGCTCAGCCGGTGCGGGTGCTTTGGCCGGATTTGGTCAGGCCAAGGCGGAAAAGAAGCAGGCCGAGATCAACGCTTTCATCGGGCGAACGCGGGCTATCCAGACCGGTGCAGATGCCACCCGTGGGCTCAACGCCGAGCTCGGTCAGATGCGGAACGTCATGGGGGCGAACCAGCAAGCCCCCGGCGTCGGCACGTTCGAGGTGATGAAAGAGCTGCGCGAGACAAGGAACCGCGAGCGCAACATCAACGTGGGCAACCGAAATGCGGAGAGTGCATCATACCGGATGCAGGGACAGGCCGCGGGGCAAAGGGGCGCATATGCCCTTCTGGGCGGGGCAGCAAAAGCGGGCCCCTCAATGTTTGACCTCTATCAGTACAAAAGGACCGGCTAATGGCACAAATCAAACGCATTGTTCGGGACAACCCGATTTCGAATTTTCAACAAGGCGCTCCCTCTGGTGGGGGCGCTTTTCGGCTTTTGGCAGATGGCCTAAACGCGCTGTATGATCGCGTTGCCCCCGTCGCTGAAAACGAGATGAAGCAACGGGGCGAGAGCCTGGGCCGCGAGGCAGCCAAAGCACAGTTCGGGGATAACCGCCCGTATCGGGTGCAGCCACAAGCCGGCGGTTCAACTGACACGCTTGCTGGCAGCGCTGCCGGCGACGATCTCGGGGCCGGGGGCGACTGGCTCGAATACGCCAACCAAAGCGCGACCCGTAAGCCGATCTCCGGCGAGCTCAAGAACGCGATGTCGTTCCTTGGCGATATGGGCGTCAAAATGAAGGTCATCTCTGGCGGGCAAGACGCCAAGGGTGAAGGCAGCCGGCGCACCGGATCCACCCGTCACGATCACGGGGGCGCAGCAGATGCCGACTTCTACAAAGACGGTCGCAAGCTGGATTGGAACAACCCCGATGATCTGCCGATCTTCCAAGAGATTGCGAAGAAGGCGCGATCTCGCGGGGTCACAGGTATCGGTGCTGGCGACGATTACATGGGGGCAGGGCGGATGCACCTTGGCTTCGGTAAGGAGGCCGCATGGGGCGCAGGAGGCAAGGGCGAGAACGCGCCCGCGTGGCTTTCCGCTGCGCTGAACGGTGTTACCCCGTCCGTTTCAGGCGGCGGCGGGCAAGATACCGTCGTAGGCGGCACAGGGCAGGGCGGCGGGACATACACCCCGCCCACGATGGTTCGAACGTCGTCAGGGGCGCTGGAAAGCCGCCTGTATTCGCCATACTCGGGGCCTATCCTGCAGGCGCATAACGCGGCGGCGCGGGTCGCCTATCAGTCCGAGGTGCTGAACAAGAGCGCCGTCGACCTGATGGACCTTTCCGAGCAATTCCCCCTCGATCCCGATTCCTTCTCGCAGGCGGCAGAGCAATACATCGATACGATGGTGGATAGCGCCCCGACTGATTATCAGGGCGAGCTGCGTCAAACCCTTTCGAAGGAGGTGCAGCGCCGCGCCTTCGGTATGATGGAGGATCGACACCGCGATATTCGGGCACGGGCCAATAACTCTTCTAAAGCCCTGATCGAGCGCTGGTCAGACGGTCTGACAGACGCGATCCTTACGGGCGACGAGGGCCAAATTGCCGAGGCACAGAGCCAGCTGGACGGCTTGTTGCAGGCGCGCGAGGCCTTGCCCGGTCTGGCGTGGACCGAGGAACAATCCGCCAACGTTATCATCGATGCCCGTAAGCGCGCGGAGGTGCAGGCCGAGAAACGCCGGAAAGAGGCGTCGAAGGAAACCAAGAACACGTTTGATCTGATCATCAAGGGCGCGAAGGCAGGCGCTACGGTTGCCGGTGAAGAGATCCTGAATGATCCTGCCGCCATCTTGGATCACCCCGAGTTGGCGCGCGAGGCTGCGGCGTTCGTGGCGCTGCGCGACAACATGCCCGACTTCCTTGAGATGACACCAGACGAACAAGCCGCGACCGTCGCACAGATGGCGGCGCAGGAGGTTGCCGAAGAGTGGCAGCTGGACATCGTTGAAGCTGCGGGCAAGGCGGCGAAGGCGAACAAAAAGGCGTGGGAGGAAGATCCCGTGCAGCGCGCGGCCGAGGTGATGAAGACTAACCCGCCCCCTCCCATGCCAGAACTGACGCTGGACGATCCAGAGAAGATCGTGAACGGCCTTGCCGAGCGTCGGGAATATATGAACCAGCTGCGCGAGGCCGGTTACACCGAAACCAAATCCTACCTGTCCAAGACTGAGGCGGAGGGGCTTCAGGCCGCGATGGGGCCGGATACACCGCCCGAGCTGCGCGCGGCACTTGCTGGCGCCATTGTCGGGGGCTTTGGCACTGACGCCCTCGCTGTCTTCGATGAAATCGACGCCGATAAGATCACCATGTACGCGGGCAAGATGATGGCCCTTGGCGGCAATCAGGCGCTGGCGTCCACGATCCTGACCGGCCAACAGATGCTGGATGAAGGGCTGGTGCGGGTTCCCCCCAAGGCTGACCGTATCGAAGAGTTCAGCACGGCCACGGCCACAGCTTTTGAGGGCGTGCCAGGTTCGATCGAGGCGCAGTCAGAGGTGATGGCGACCGCCCAAGCGATCTACGCAGCAGACCCTTCCGCCCGCGGCATGGAACCCACGTCAGAAGCCGCCAAGACGCTTATGCAGGGCGCGATCCAGAAGGCATTGGGTCAAGCCAAGAACAAGCGCGGCGATATGACCGGCGGTGTGCAGGAGGTGATGGGTAACAGCACGCTCTTGCCCATTGGTGTCTCAGGCAAAAAGGCTGACGAGGTTCTGCGCATGGCGATGACCGGCGAGATCACTGGCGAAACCAGCTTTTCACGGGCCATGAACGGATTGGTTGGGGGATTGTTCGGTGCCGACGTCACCACGGCATCGCCACTATGGGGCGACGACGGTGGCCCAATGCACAACGGAAAGCCGATCCCCCCGTCATACGTGGCAAACGGCAGCGTTCGCA